GGAAGTACATAAGTATCTAAATGCGTCTGCACCATGGCTATATTCGTCATGTAATGGCGCACCAGGTTCGTTAGTTGCAGAGTTTATACTTCTGCGATAATTCTTTAAACATTCAACAAGTCTATGTGCTGACTTGTCAAAGTATATTCTATGAAAGTTCATACGTGCTAGTTTAATACCAGACTCTATATCTTGTTTAGGAACAATACGTACATCCCAACCAAGTTTACGCATAATATCTTCTGCTGATATACCATGCTTAAAGTCTTTAGACTGTCCGTCATGTGGTAAGAACATAGTTCCCCAATTGTATGACATATCTTTTAACTGTGCTGAATAACTATCTAAAGTCCTATGGTCATCTTCTATGTAACCAATAACACGTAAGTCTGATACACCTTTTTGGCATAGGATAACTGACATGCTATCGTTCCAACCTAAGTCCATCACTACATGAACCTTTAACATTGGGTCATACGGTACAGTAGTAATACGGTTATTCTCTTGTGCTTCTCTTATCTCGTTAGCATAGATAGCACCATCTACAGCAGCTTTACATTCACCTTCCCAGATGTTTGCATAGTCAGGATTAGTCTTTTCGCTATGCTGACGTTCTATCTCTACGACTTCTTTGATACTGTTTGTGCCTCTTCCACCCAGACAATATCACATCCTTCAAAAGACTTAATGGACTCCACAGTATTAGTAGCCAACCCAGTAAAACTGAACGTGCTACCGTTAAGACCACGTATCTCTGCTTCCAATACTTCATAGAAAGCTCCTAGACCTAATGCTTGTATTTGGTCGTTAAGTAATGTATGAACTGACTGCTTAATAGACTTTTGTATTTCACGTGCGCATAAGACACGTGTAGGTTCATTAGCTGCTTTTATAAGCAATGCTCTAGCATAAGACCATGACTTACCAGAGCCTCTGCCGCCATAACTTACTTTATATCTGTATGGCTCAAAAAGAAACTGTAACTTATCAGGAAATGTTGCTATCGTCTGGCTTGACAAAGAGTATTCCTATTCCACTAGGTAAGTTAGAACCATCTGGTCCTGTTAATTCTTGAGTAGCTACAGCTTTACCATCTAGTCTATCGCCTACTTCTTTCATAGCACCTAAATCACCTTCGGCTGCTTTTTCAAATAGCTTTTCTGCTATAGCATGTATACGCTTATAGTCTTCTTGTATGGCAAGTTTACGAATCGTATTTGCCCATATCCTATTGTTTTTACTAGAATTTGTGTTTCCTGGTTGCCCGCCTACTTTACGCTCTAATTCTTCTTCTTTGTCCATAATATTGCAACTCCATTAGGTTGGTTGCCCTTTAATTATAATCTTTAAATGCTGACTTTCCTTGTTTGTTTAACTTTAAGTATTGTTTATAAGCATTTTCTTTTAATGCTCTTGCTTCAGGACTATTTTGTGATAATAGACCTGCTTCTAATAATTGTATGTTCTTTATCATCTGTGGTGTCATATCTTGAGTTACCATAGGATAAAATGGTTCTTTAGGTGTATTGCCACCTAGTGAGTATTCTGTAATGTAGCCACCTTGTAAACTAGGAATCAAACCTTGCCATCCTGAAGTCTTTGGCATCATTTCACCACCGTATGTGCCATCTTTTTTCATAAATGCACGTAAACCATAAGGGTTAGGATAGTTAGTAGCTAATAAACCACCTTGACTAGGAATAGATGCTTCACCTGTACTTAATAATGACTGAGCTGCTTGTTCTTTAGCACCTTGTTGTGCCATTTTACGCATCTCTAGTTCTTGTGCGCTAGGTTGTCCACCTGTCATAGCATTAACTAAATAGTCTAAGAAGTTCATAGTTCTGACTCTCTATTCTTTCCTTTTAATGGGTATATCATTCTTTGATACGTCTCAAACCATTCTTGACTATAGTCTGTATTCTGATAGTCTTTAAAGCATGGTGTGCCTAATGTGTGATGCACTAACTTGGCATCTTTGTTGTATTCGTATTCTGTTTCTAGCCAGTTCCATGTTTCGTCTAGCTTACCTACTTGTTCTTCAGGATATTTGAGCCATTCAAACCTGTGTAGGTATTTACCTGTTTGTTCTTGCACGAACTTAGGTGTTAATTGTTTATTGAGCCAATGCCCACAATTCCATAGCATTACTGATGACCAGTTTTTCTTAGGGTAATCTTCATTTTTAGCACCTATAGTGCGATACCTTTAAAGTTATTTAGATATGGCACTAAAAAGCGTGAATAGATAAATGCGTTGCTACCGTCTTTATGTGTTTCTTCGTAGTCTTTTAAAGTATTTAGTGCTAACGGTGTAAAACTTACCGGTATAGATGACTTTTCTATAACTGACTGGCAAAAGTTATGATATGCAACTGGTTCTACCTTGCCATCATATCCTACGTATATATCTAGCTTTACCACTTTACCTTGTTTGCCCAGTATGCGGCTGACATTTTACCTTTTGCAATGTTTTTAGCGTGTCTTGCTTTAAATGACTTTGCTCTATCTGTATTTGTTTTGTCACCACTTACACCTTTTTGACCAAAGCGTATGAGTTTTTCTACTCCACCTTCTCTAGCTAATACTGCATGTGACTTAGTAGGATGACTTGGTGTGCGTTTAGGTTTATTATAACCTGAGAATGTTTCTTTGCCCTTCTTAATCATTTCTTTTTAACTGGCTTTGCTGATTGTTTTAGAGCTTTAGCTGTAGGTGCGCCTTTAGTGCCTGGTTTGCGCATTTTCTCGCCACTACCTGCTGCTATACGTTTACGTTTAGCATGGATGTTAGCCCATAAGCCTGGTTTAGTAGCCACGCTTTGCACCTTTTTTCATAGATTTTGCTGCTACTTTCTTACCTGTTTTCTTTGCGTATTCTTTAGCTTCTTTCTTACCTTTTTGTGTATAGGCAAACTTTTTAGTTCCGACCATTGGCATAATTATCTCCCTTTTTTCATTTCGTTTTGTACAATTTCACGAATCATCTTATCAAGTTCTGCTTGTTTGAGCTTCTTCTTTTTCATCTCAATCGCTTCTTCTTGCTTATCTAATTTTTTATATTCATTAGATTTCATCATAGCTATTTACCTTTCTTTTTACCTAGACCACTAACTGATAAAGCTATTGCAATACCTTGCTTTTTATTTTTTACGACTGGACCACCTTTGCCTGAGTGTAATTTTCCTGCTTTAAACTCACGCATCACTTTGCCCATCTTCTTTTCTTTCCCTGCTTTGGTTGTTGGTTTCTTCATAGCTTTCCCTTAATTTAATAAATCTGTGGTCATACCTACAATCGTTACATAATGAATACTCTGTAAAATCAAAAGGCTCACCGCATTGTTCACAAATGGATAACTTCATATAAAAGAAAAAGCCCAACCACGGAGAGAGTGCAGTCAGGCTTTTTATGTAATTACGTTTTTAACGGACAGGAATTATCTGAGAAACGATATTATATCATATATAATAAATATTTTCAACAAGTTTATGCGTTTATCCGTCTTCCTGCTATTGTAAGTAAATTATCGTATGCCATCTCTAATTGCCAATAAAAAGCAAGTGGTGGTTTAGCACCTAAGTATTTAGCATATATAGCTTGTTGTTGAGATGAATCTAAACTATGGATAATAGCATCTATTGTTCGGACATTGCTCATGTCTTGAGCAGAACACATTTCTTCAAAGACCTCTGAAGTTGATTCTCCACCTTTGATTATCTTTGTAAGCATGAATAACATTTGCATCTCTCATCTCTACAAGTATGTTCTTTGTAATAGGATAGTTAGATTGTATATGTTCTGCTATGTCGTTTATGGTTCGTGGCTCTGTAAGATAAGCTAATATCTTTTCTTTCACGATACATCTTTCACTTTGCAATGGTATTTCCTTTTCTCATCTTGATGCCATCCATGAACATGAATAGTCCAACCTGCCTCACGAACAGCATTTACATTTTCATGGTTAGCTATTTTTTTACATCTTGCATTAAGATTGGACGCTGTGGTTGTTTGAACTGCCAATACTTCTTTACCCTTTAAAGCTAAAAGGTCTATAAATCCAAAAAGGTCTTGTCTTATTCTAGCAAAAGCGTTCCAATGCTCAACAATTGCTACTGTATATCCTTCTTCTTTTAATTTAGCTAAACTTAATTGAGTCGGTGATTTACTTGCCATCAAATTGGCTTTCGTTAGGTTTAGATGTGCCTTCCCATAATCTTTCTAATTCACCTGTAGACTTGTTGAGTTCGTATTCAGCTAAATGTGGTGATGTATCAGCATCTTTCTTTTTCTTGCCAAATATCTTATCAAAGTTTTCGTCAAATACAGCTCTATCTGTAAACGGTCTTGGTGCGCTTCCTTTTCCCATTATATTATTCCTATCATTTCATGTTCCCAAAGATATTGCATTGTAGTAACGTAAGCTCTGTTCCACATCTCACGTCTTTCTTCTTTTGTTAAGTTTTTACCCATATCTAGTGTGTAATGGCACTCATAACATAATGCAGCACATAACGCATCTGATACTTTAATACCCATACCTTTACCTTCATTACGGTGTGCAGCACAAACTGTTTCAGATATTATACCACAATGTTGACAAGGCAACTGTCTTAAAAGTTTAGTTAGTTTTTGATTGCGATATATCATATTTTTTAAATTTTTCTGAAATAATTTTAGGAACTGTAGCATCCCAATTTATGCTGTGATGTAATCTTTTTTTGTTTTGACCCATTTGTCTTACTTTTACACTAGATGGATTATAAAGCACAGAATAAAAACTTTTAACGTATGTGCCAGAACTTAAATAAATATCAGTTAAACCACCAGCATTACTTTGAGTTTGTTTTTGTTCAAGTCTTAATTGTGCAATAGTCATAAACAAATAACCTTTATAACCAAAATAACAATAAGCATTTACATCTTCATTAATTCTACCTACAAATTGAAAAGGTCTATCAACTGAACACAAAAAACTATTCATAATTTTTCTTGATATTTGACCATCTAAAAATGTTTTACTTAAACCACTATTTTCACCACCAATAAAATCACCACCTTGAGCCATGCAAATAGAAGTAAAAGATGTTTTCTTATAAAAATCTAACATGATTTCAAATATCTTGTCTAAGTTTTCAATATATTTATTCGTTACATATTTTTTATTATTATCAAATGACCATCTAAAATCAGTATAGTCATCATCAAGTTGAATAAAATATTTATAACCTAATTGTTTAGCTATATCAAAACAAGCATTTCTAGCAAACACTACTGCCCTTTTATCATCAAAACAATCACCAATGTCAAAGGTAGTTGCAACTTTATCTTTAGAAAAAGTAATTACTTGATTACCATACTTTTCAACATATTTATGATGAGATTTATCTTCATCATCAAGAATAATAAAAATTTTACCTGTATAACCTTTTTCTTTTAAAGTGTCGTAAGTGTACACTCTATCATGTCTATTATGACTTAATATAAAAACACAAAAATTATCTTTCACTTTGTTCTTCCAGATATTGATTTGATAATTGATTATTTAAAGCAACATAACCATATTCAATAGCTTTATCAAAATCAACAATGACTAATGCTGATTGTTCCATTAACTGTTGCATTTCAGAATTTGAATGAGCATAGTAATCTGCAATTTTTGAAAAATTAAATACAATATGCCTATATGCTGCAAAAATTAAAAATTTCTTTTCATCTTCAGAAACATTAGACTGATTAATTTTTTGGATTAATTTTATTGTTTTTAAATTATCAAACAATTCATATATGTTAGGCTTTTCATATTTAGGTACATATAAAGGCACATCAACTTTTTTTGTGTATGTTGTGTCAATAAGACGTTGCTCATTATCATCAAACATTTCTAATTTTTGTTGTATTGTCATGACTAAAAATCCCAACCCCAACCCATTGTTTGCGCCCATACCTCTATCTGCTGTTGGTATTCTGTCATCTCACTTGTGGTTAGTTTAGTTGTTGACTTTATAAGTTCTACAGGCATACCTGCTATTTCTGTTTGGTAGCGTAAGAATTTATACCCCATGAGTTCGTGTATCTTATCTTTTTCTATGCCTAAATGTTGACCTATGCTTGTGTATAGTTCCCATAACCTTTCGTTTTGCTCAAGACTTCTGTTTAGTTTAGCGTCTGTGACTGTAACACGCCAACGTTTAGTAAAGTCAAGAGTTTTTAGCTTCTCTATTAACATTGGCAAATTGTCTTTGGTTAATGCCCACTTTATCATCTCTCCATCCTTTCGTTTTAAATACTTGTCCGTCTTTAGAAGTTGCTTTGTATTCTATATCTGAACCAAATAGCTTTTTACACTCTTTAATAAAATCATTTATGGTCATTATTTATCCAGTTTTTATCCCACATTTCTTTATAATTGTCATCTTTGTAAAAGTCTTCACGTTTCCATCTATCAAACTTTTGTCTAACATGCAATGGTAATATCTCTTTAGGTTTATCTGGTGTTTGAATAACATATTCTACTGCATTATAAACAGATGTCAAATGTGTAAAAGGTAAATTATCAAGTGTCATGGTGATTCTCTATAACATAAAGTTTTTTGACTAAACCAAAAATTAAATGAGCCTTCCCATTGACCATTTCTTTGTTTTTGAATAAATACTTTAGCATCTGGAATAATTTTTAATTCATCATCAGAAGTTTTACCTTCTTCTACTAACTTTTCTTTGTATCGGTTGCGCCATACACAGATAATGTTATCGCATAGGTTTCTTATATGTGAACTACCCATAATATTTGTTGCATCAGGTATTTCTGTTTCGTCTTTTAATTTTCTTGTATGTGCTACCAAAAAAACAGCAATATTTAAATCACGAGCCGTAACTGCCAGTCTATCCGTAAATAATTTTTGTGACTCTAAAGACTCTTCACTAATATCACTTATTTTCATTAAACTGTCAATGATAAAAATTTCAACACCTAAGACATGTTTGGCATAATATAACGTAGCTATCATGTCTTCAGATGTAGTGGTGCCTAACTGGTCATAAATATACAATTTTTCTTTTGCTCTATCACAAAATTTACGGATGTAATCTTCTGTTGGTTCTGGTGAGCCTAATGCTTGTGTAATCATCCGAGCTAATGAAAGCACAGGTCTCATTTCCAATGAAGCAATTAAACATTTTGTATTTTGTCGCATCATAGACAATATAACTTGTGAAAGCCACATAGATTTACCATGCCCTGATACCCCTGTCAAAATAGTTAGCTCGGCATTCCTAACACGAAACTTATCTTCCGTTTTAAGCCAACCAAGCGATTTACCACTATGGATTTCTTCACTAAAATACTGGACCACATTATCAGTAAAAATATCCGTACTCTTAATTTTAAACTCTGCATGAGCATACTCCTGTTGATAGTAATCAGTAATAACTGACTGATTGACAGTTAATTTATTTAACGCTTCACCTATGTTCATTAAATGCCACCTTCCCATGCTCTTTTAATTTGTGTAATACCATCTTCCCATCTCTCTTGGTTAATTAATGTCATAGGTGCTGGCACAAAGCCTTCTTTCCATTGTTTAGTTTCTTTCATCATCTTTACATAGCCTATAACTTTATCAGCTATTAAGTCAAGATTTTTATTTTTCCATTTCTCTAAACAACCTTTTTTATTATTCTTACGAACATTAGGATATAAATTCCAGAACTCATCAAACCTTACAATGGTTTTTATATTCTTATCTAATCTTATCTTATCTCCTATATAATCTGTATATAATTCTTGTATAATTTCATTTTTTATAAACCAAGTATCTAATTCTAAAAGCATTTTTTCTATAAAGGCTATAGGTTTTCTTAAACGAAACGCAATATCGTAGGCATTAGGTAAAACACCATTTGACTCACTTGCTAAACACCATAGTTTAAACAAAGTTGCCTGTTTTATATCATCTAGTTTCATAAAATCAGGGTCATTTAACAAGTCACGACCATAACATTTAAACCATTTCATATCACTTTTATGCTTAAAATGTTGAAACTTATCCCAGTTCTTAATTTTCATATACTCTCCTTAAAATAAACATTCTTCGTACAGGTCTGTGATTGGCACAGTCTTTTCTTTAGGCAAAACTTTTAATTTACAGTTAGGTCTACTCTCTAAAAAGTGCAAAGCTGAAGACTTATCTGCAAAAGCTCTTAACGGCTTTTCATCAAATTCATCTAATACAATATATCTTAGTTTTTTCATAAAGCAAAACACTATCATAAGTAATTTTTAAATGCAAATATAATTATTATATAATTTTTATATAAAAACACTTGACATGCAATTTTATATCATTAATATAACTATTGTAGTATTTAACTTTAGGAGAGAAAAATGAGAATTACAGGTGCTTATTCAGTAGTTCAAACGCTTGCAGAAAATAAAAACTTGACTTTTAAAGAAGCATTTATGTATATTCACAATAATTTAGATTCATGTGAAAAATATCAAAAACTTGCATATCAGGTAATTAGTAGTGATGTTAATTTGTTTAATGAACTTTGTAAATAATTTTTGGAGAGATAATATGAAAATCAAAACTATGATTATTGGAGCAATAGCTTTCTGGGCATATGTAGCTTTATGTCTATATATTATGGGTAAGTTAGCAGGTGCAATATGATTACAGATAACACAGAAGCATTAACATTGGCATTAGCGTTAGCTATTACTGCACCAAACGATAAAAAAGCAGAAAAATGTGTTAAAATAGCTGATTCACTAGCAAGAAATATGCAAAGAAAAGATGTAGAGTTAGCTATGAAAAATGTATTAGACAAACTTGTTGACTCTTTAGAAGAGAAACAAATATGAATAAATATATTATTTGCTTTATGATAATTTTTATAGCATACTTTACATGGAGAATTATATGCTAGAACATATAGCTAAAATACTGAAACAATTAAATGACGAACTTAAATTAGATAACGATAAATGGGAGAGAGCAAATGTCACAACAACAGTTTTACGACCAAGTAATGATGCAACAACACCAACAAGAATTACAACAACAGGAGAGAAAGATGAACTATAACGAACTACGTAAGATTAATGTATCAGACCACATTGAGAAAAAGAATGGTCTATCATACTTATCATGGGCTTGGGCTGTGGATACTCTTCTACAGCAAGACCCAACTGCTACATGGACTTATGGCGAACCTAAACATTTTGGTGAAACGCTTATGGTATTTTGCACAGTTCATGCTTTTGGTAAGTCTATGACAGCTCAGTTACCTGTGCTTAACTTTAGAAACCAAGCTATTCCTAACCCTGACGCTATGGCAGTTAATACAGCTATGCAGCGTTGTTTAGCTAAAGCTATTGCGTTACATGGTATTGGCTTATATATCTATAGTGGTGAGGATATTCCAGAGTCAGAACAGCCAACATTAAAAGCTGTGTCTAGCAAGGATTTCCTATGATAAACCAAGGTACCGAAGAGTGGTTTCAACAAAGACTAGGTAAGGTGACAGCATCCAGAATATCGGATGTTATCGCAAAGACTAAAACAGGCATATCTACATCACGTCAAAACTATCTTATTCAACTTGTATCGGAACGTTTAACAGGTAAAAAAACAGACTCATACACAAATCAAGCAATGCAAGATGGGATTGAACGTGAACCTATTGCAAGAAAACTATATGAAAGCAAAACAAATTCTATAGTAACAGAAGTAGGTTTTTTTGACCATCCTGTGATTAAGAATAGTGGCGCTAGTCCAGATGGTGCAGTTAATTCAGAAGAAGAAGGTAAGTATGCAGGTCTTATAGAGATTAAATGCCCTATAGAAACTACGCATACTAATACCCTTATGAGTAAGTCTGTGCCTACTAAATACATACCTCAGATGCAATGGCAAATGGCATGTACAAATGCTAGGTGGGTTGATTTCATAAGTTTCAACCCAAATTTCCCTGACGAATTACAAGTTTTTATAAAGCGTCTTGACAGAGATGATGATTACATTGCAGAATTAGAGACAGAAGTTATTAAGTTTCTAGAAGAGGTAGAACAAACAATTATTAAACTAAAGGAGTAGTATATGGCGCAATACGATAATACGAACACGTTTACGTTAAACAAGAATGATAAAGGTGATAATCCTAAACGACCAGACTATCGTGGTAAGTTAAATGTGGACGGTATTGAATTTACTTTATCAGGTTGGGTTAGAGAAGGACCTAATGGTAAGTTTATTAGTGGTGCTGTTGCAATGGTAGCAACTGAGGAAAGATTGAAGCCTGCTGTTGAAGGTGCAGATGAGGATGTTCCTTTCTAGGAGCATCCCCATTCGCATGATAATTACTTGTTCATTACGTACATAGTAACTTCAAATCCAAAGCGCATTTCTGTAGCTGATGGTGATGTCCACATGGCGTTTCTCCTTTCTTTTAGATTTATAATAGAATTATACGCTTATATGGGTTTACTAGACACAAGAAAACCATGAAAGGTCTGTCATGGATATACATAACTTAGAATTAGAGGTTTCGTGCTACGCTACGGCACTTTACCATGAAGTTAATAATAGAACATTAGAGGAGAAATTGGGTGTCTATTACACTATTCATAATCGTGTTAAATCTGGTCGCTGGGGTAAGTCTGTATGTGATGTTATTTATGCTTCTGGTCAGTTTGCTGTACAGGATGAAAAACATGCACCTGTTGACAAAGTTACGTTTCTTAAAACTGAATTATTTGTTCTTGATGTTATGCGTGGAAAATATGCGAATCCAGTGGCAAATGCGCTATACTTTCATGATGACTCAATTATGCCAAAACATTCGTGGTTTGGTCATCAAAAGATTACTCATATAGGGAGGATGGTGTTTTACTAATGCAAGAACATAATACTAAACTATGGTTAGCTAAAGTTCATAAAGATGTAATGGATGAAGCTCACATTAGAAAAAAGATTATAAAAGAAAATGAAGATTTAGCTTATGCTTTAGAATGGTTAATAGAAGTATTTACAGATAATGACCCACAATGGCATGATGTTCCATGTATTAAAAATGCTAGAAAAGCGTTATATAAATGAAAGATAAAATATTAGGCTATCTCGTAGAAGAATTTGATAATACAGGTAAACTTGTATGGTCTGCTTTTATGTCATCTAAACCAACATCTTTAGAGATTGAAAAAGACATTAAGAATAAATTGCATAACTGGGTTATTACACCACTTATTGCAGATACAAAAAATATTATTAAAGTAACTAATATGAAAAAATATGATAGTAAAAGATTAACGGAGGCACATGGTGGACTCTAAACCACTTACTCAAGAAGAAATTATTAAGATATACAAAGAAGCATTTGGTAAAGGCGACCAATTGGTTACAATAGACAGAATATTTAGATTTGCAAGATTATTAGAACAGACTCATGGAATAAAAGATGGCTAAGGGTAAAGTCTATAGCGTTATCTACGATAGAGAACAAGCATTAAAAATTATGGCTTATGTAAAGAATAATCCTACAGCTCATAGAACAAAAATAGCTAAAGATTGTATTACAAACTTTTATAGACTTAAATATTTAGAACAAGAAGGTCTTGTGCATTTACCAAAACCTTTATCTTATGGAGAAAGAAATGGACTTGCTAGAAAAGGTAATTGATTATATTATATGGGCTTTAGTAATTGGTAGTATATTTGGCTTTTTTTATGGTACGTATCAAGTTGTTGATTTATTTTTTATAAGGGGATAGTTATGGTAGATATGGTGAATAGACCTCCACATTACATGGTAGGTGGTATAGAAGCAATAGACGTGATTAAAAGTCGTTTAACAAAAGAAGAGTATATTGGGTATCTAAAAGGATGTAAGCTCAAGTATGACTTACGCTATCCGTTTAAAGATAATCCACAGCAAGATTTAGAGAAGTCTGATTGGTATAAGAATAAACTATTAGAAGCTACTAAAGATGAAGATGCTATTAATCCACCTGAAGTAGAAGCTATTTTAGAAAGATTTGATGATGAGTAAAATATATTGGATATTTATTGTAGTGATGGCAGCGTTAGCTATATGGGGAACTGAAAAGGTTTTAGCTCAAACTACGACTATACTAGCACCAGATGGTTCTGTGACTGTATGTCAAGTACATCCTAATGGTACTGTAGTTTGTGTCTAATGCAATGCGTAATGCGTATGCTAGTCATACGGACTTTGGATTTTTAAGAGGTGTAATACTAGACAATCCAAAAGCCATGCCATCTAATATTGACATGATTTTTGAAAGACGTGGGTCTTTTCTTATTGCAGAATGGAAGCGTAAGAATGAAGAAATATCTTTAGGTCAAAAGATACTTTTAAAAGCATTAGCAAATCAAAATAAGTTTACTGTGTTAGTGATAAATGGATATAGCGATAATACAGGAACTGAAGTAAATGAATTTTATAAAGTTAGTCAAGATAAACTTGCTATACTTGGTAATGGTGTAGATAAGTTAAAAGAGTTTATTAATACTTGGTATCAATCATCCATGGGAGTTAGCTCGCCATAGACTGATAGCTCCTCACCACTAATTTCTATTAGGCTATCATCATCAAGTGTAAGTACTATTGTGCTATCGCCATGTAATGGTTCACAAGATACAATCACTCTACCTATCATATGATTGCATATTGTTTCTATTTCTGAGAGTTGCATAACTGTCCTATATTTTAACAAATTTTTCTGATTTATCTGTCGTTAATTTTTTGTTACCTCTAAACCAAGAACCACAAGTTTGACATTGAAATCTTGGATATTTACCACCAGTTAATACAGCATAACCACGTTGTTGCACTTTATGACTTGCGCAGCTAGGACATACTCTTTCTTCTGAAAAGTGATTGTGATTAGGATGATTACTTATCCAACCTTTAAACTTATCATATACTTTTTCTAATAATACAACATCATTCCTATTGTATTCTTCCATGCGTTTCCATGCTGACCTATCGTTATTCATTACTTTAAGCCATAACTCATGACCTTCATGTGCAGTCTTTTTACCAAGACCTAAACGCTGTGCAATATAGTCTAATTTATTAGAAACGAATCTAAATTTGCTACGAGATGTTTGCAGTAAGTCTATGTGTTTAGCAGGACTAGGTGGCGGCATACCAGCTTCTAGGAACTCTTTATTTAGCATGGGTATATCAAACCTATTACCATTATAATGAACGATGGCGTCAGCCTCATCCATAAGAGAATGAATAGATTTGAGCATAGCAATGTTTTGCTGCCATATTCCCCATACTGTTGCAAGATTTGGTGCGCACTCTATATCTAAAAGTAATATCTTCAAACAGTTCCCCTATTGTTGAGATACTTTATTATATACTAGATATAAAATTAGCATTAGAAACACGTATTTAAAGTGAGTAATAGCGCACAATATGTCGCATATAAGATAATCTAGCATATCTTAATTGTGACTTTTTTAGCTTTCTTGAGCTTCTCAAATAGTTTGTTAAACGCTACTCTTGAATTGCCAATAAAGTCTTTACCTGACCATGTTGTGCCTACTAATATACATCCTTCTGTATGAGCTGATGTATTACCTGCATGAATACGAACACCGGTAAAATTAGGCACGTTTTCTAGTAAAGGTAAATCCCTATTGAAACGATTGCTATGATTAATAATGAGGTTATAAGTGCCAGTAGGAATAGCTGTTTGTCCATTTACTTTAGCTCCTTTTCTAACAACATCTTCCAACGTGTAACATTCGTATATATTATCTATATACATTTTTCCTACAGTATATGTGTCTTTAAACTCAAACCTTTTTACTTCAATTAACATGTTTGTCTATATACGTTAGAGCCTGTGTGAGATATTGCATAGCATACATAAATAGAATAGAGAAACCCATAGCCACGAATAATAGGCATACGACTAATAATTTAAGTATAGCTAAACCGATAAAGTTAAGTATGTTTAAGACTATCATTTCTTTTTAATGTAGAATAAACTACGTTCCCCAAAGAGATAGAAACCTACAGCACTTGCAAAGTTATCTACTTCAGGTGTTGCGATACCTTGTAGGTGCATTGTAG